GATACAAGCAGAATCTGCGCCAGGGGCCGATAACGATCAACTACAATTCTTTACCCAGGGTGTGCAAAGATTAATTATCAATGCCGATGGTAACATTGAATACGGTGATAATTCAGATAAGTTTACTCTTGATTACGCTACAGGCGACGTCCAGATCGCAGGTAATCTTGGTGTAGACGGAGATATTACACTAGGTGGTAATATTCGAATTGGTGATCAAGACGTTGATACGATCGAGGTAATCGCTGACTTCACAAGTAATCTCGTACCAAATGATGATGATACCTACAATATAGGTTCGTCGACAAAGAATTGGGCTCGTGTCTATACGAACGTTATCGATAATAATACGGAAATTGTTAATTTTGATATCTCAGGGGCTATCATTGTCCCAGTAGGTAATTCATCTCAGAGGCCTACCGTACCAGAAGCTGGTATGATTCGATACAATACGAACGATACCCGATTCGAAGGATATGATGGAGCCCAGTGGGCAGGTCTTGCTGGTGCAGTAATTGATGTCGACCAAGACACAAGGATCATAGCAGAATCAGGGCCAAACGCGGATAATGATCAGCTTCAATTCTTCACGCGAGGAGTTCAAAGATTAGAGATCACTGAACAAGGTAATTTCCTATTCGGTGATAATTTAAATCAGGTAACGATCAACGGAAGTTCTGGTCTCGTGACCATGAATGGATCTCTTCGCGTTGACGACCTATTCATCTTGAATGATACCATATCGTCTGATACTCCACAGATTACTTTTAATGATATCAAATTAACAGGAGTGGCTAATCCCACCTCGAATACTGATGTCGTTACTTACGATTACCTAGAGAATGGTTCTTTCTCTCGCTTCATTCAAATCAATGATGGAGCAAATACATTCAATTTGGATATTATTAATGACATTCCCAAATTGTCTGTCAACGAGGGAATGCAAGCACAATTTGCCAATAACGAATTTAGTTGGGGCCTTGCAAATACCGCTGTTGATCCAGATGTCTATGGACGTGAGGGATTCATTCCTCAGCTTACTGTTGACGCTCAGGGACGAATTACCACAGCCCTAGATATTCCTATTGCGTTCTCTGCAAATACAGTTGTGGATTTGACTGAGACGGTACAAGATATTGCCGGCCAGATGTGGGAGTTCACTACCAAGGAAGGCGTCGAGGTCATCTACAACGATTCACCGACTGGAAATCCACCCGAAGATGGTAAAATGGAGATCTATGTCAGGAATTTTGTCGTTGATCTTCAGGGTGATGTGGTTGGTGCCAATACGGTAGTTCGTAATTCTAATACAGTAATTAATACTGCGATCACTGTTGATTACCTTGCTGGTGTTACGGCAAATAGTGGTATTGAGGTTGATCTAACTCCAGGCGTTGCAGCCTTTGCAGATATTCGGCACGCGAATACATCTAACATTGCAGATGTGCTCAATGGCCCTGGTGTCGTTATTAATGATATCACATTTGACGAGTTTGGCCACGTTCAATCTGTAGTATCAGAAGACCTCAATGTCAATTTTGTAAACATCGAAGGGGATTCGATGACTGGACCTCTTACGGTTCCAAGTATCATCGATGCCAATAACTCTAGTTTCTTTGTCGACCCAGATTCACTCACCGTCCTACAGGATTTAGAATTACGTGGTGATTTGGATATCGATGGTGTATTATTCTCAAACGGGTCTATTTCAACATCAGGAAGCATAACGGCCAATAGTGGTATCACAATCACTGGAGGCGACATAGATATCACGGGAGATATCTTTGCATCTCGATATTATGATAAGGATAATATTACATATTATGTAGATCCTGCATCGGTATCGGTAATGAATACGATCAACGCGTCGGGTTCGGTGACTGGTACACAATTTATCGATGCAAATAATAATTCTTTTTATCTGGACCCGAACGGCTCATCTAATCTTAACAACGTAACGGTACAAGGTAATTTTTCTGCTGGTCGATTTGTAGATGCACAAGATCCAAATTATTATGGTGATTTTGCAAGTATCTCTCGATTCAATGAGGCCATATTTGGATATGGTCTGACCTATTCGGGTGTACAGTTTACTGATAATAATGCCTCGACAGTATATCTTTATGGTGCTGGTGGTAAATTAGGATTCGTTAATAATTTCTTCCAGTACATGATGTATGTAGAAAAGGCTACTTCTAGTTTTCATGCTCCATTCTCTACCACGACTCCAATTGTTTATGATGCCGATAACACAGCATATTTCATAAACCCAAATGGTAACTCTGTTATCGCTTCTATCGATGTAGATACTCTTATCACAGCAGATCAACTGGAATTAGATACCGATCTGACCATCGCAAATGATATGCAGATTACCTCTACGTCAATCAGTAGATCATTAGGTATTACATTAGACCCTGGCTTCAGTCATATATTCGTCAGTAATAAGCAGATCAGAAATCTGCAAGATCCTACTCTAGCCCAGGATGCTGCTACTAAATTCTATGTTGATGATCAGATATCAGGTGGTATCTCTAGTCTTGTAGGTGGTGAAGGTTTAACATATGATGCCAATACCTTCACATTCGATGTTAACGTTGATGATTCGACCATAGAGATTGTTTCAGACACCCTACGTGTTAAAGATTCAGGAATCACAAACGCAAAGATAGCAAATCCATTCATCACCATCGCCGGTGAATTTGGTACGGCCGATAATGTAGCCCTCGGTGAGACCCTCACATTTACTGCCGGTGACGGTATCGATACTACCGTATCAAATAATGTCATCACGATAGCAGCCGAACAGGCAAATACATCAAATAAGGGTGTTGCATATTTCCACTCTAATAATTTTAGTGTAGGAATCGGTGGTGGTGTATCGATCATCAAGGTCGATGGTCAGGACACGATAATACAATTAGAGAGAAATCTGGTCTCCAATACGACCCCTGGGTGGACACCAGTACTTGAAGATCTCGAATTAGGTGAGGTTGTTGTTAATACGTATGAAGGCAAACTCTTCATAAAACAGCATGACCCAGATACGAATGCAAATACTCTCATCACATTTACTGCTGATCCTCAAGAATTACTTGATTTAATTTTGACGGTAGATGGTGCTGGATCTCAGCTAGATTCAGACCTTCTTGATGGACAAGAGGGCGCGTATTATCTCGATTATAATAATTTCGTCAACGTACCTCCAGCAAGTTTAGATCTCACACTCACCGGTAAAGTAACTGGCCAGGCATTTACCAACACTGGTATTATGACCGTCATCACAGAATTGGCCAATACCGGTGTTACTGCTAACACATACGGTTCATCTTCTCAGGTTCCTGTCCTTACCGTAGATGAGGATGGTCGAATCACTCTGGCAAATACTGCTCCGGTTGCTGGTGTATCAGATATAGAATGGTATTCTGCCAACAATACGCTAGTGACCCAGACGCAGGATGGATCTGTATTCTCTGTCCTTATTGATTCATTCGGTGCCGATGTAGGATTCGCTGATAGTGCAAAATTAACTTTTGGTGCTGATGGTGATTTGGCAATTTTCCACACTGGAACGACCTCTATCATCGAAGATACGGGTACGGGTAATCTTGTCCTCAAGGGCAGTGATTTACAAATCAGAAGTTACTTTAATAATGAACCTTATCTTACTGCTACTGAAAATGGAAAGGTTACATTATACCACGATAACGTCGCAAGGATGGATACGACCAGTACTGGTATCCATGTTTATGATGATATCATCGTCGATGGTTTGGTCGATGGCCGTGATATTGCTGCAGATGGTGCTCGTCTCGATCAATTAGAAGATGACATCACTGTCGAATTAACAGGAAAGGTCACTGGATCGACCACTTCTAATACTGGCACGATTTCAATTGCCACTGAATTAGAAGACACTGGTGTCGTTGCCAATACATATGGATCTTCATCCCAGGTTCCTGTTCTTACCATTGACGTAGATGGCAGAATCACAGTCGCGAATACATCACCCGTAGCTGGTATCGATGATATCACTTGGTCTTCTGCAAACAATACTCTGGTCACCCAAACACAAGATGGATCAGTCTATACAACGTTGATCGATCAATTTGGAGCTGACGTAGGATTTGCTGACAACGCGAAATTAAACTTTGGTGATGGTTCTGATCTGCAATTATTCCACAATGGCAACGATAGTGTAATTAATGACGCCGGTACAGGTGATCTCTTTATCAATTCCAATAAAGTGAGAATCACAGATGGTACTGGCAATAATATGGTTGTTGCCACTCAATCGGCAGATGTTCAAATATATTATGATGGATCTGAAAGGCTAAGAACAACCGCTAATGGTGTCTTCATCACAAATGATGTTGACCTTGGTGGTCTTGTTGATGGCCGAGATATTGCAGTTGATGGTGCCAAATTAGATGGTATCGAACCAGGAGCTACCGCAGACCAGACTGCTGCCGACATCAGGGCATTAGGTTTCTTTGATGTCACAAATGATGGTGCTGGGTCATTACTCGATGCCGATCTTCTTGATGGACTTGAAGCCCAAGATATTATCAATCAGGCAGCCACACAAGCTAATACTAATGTGGGTACCGCTGACATTACCCTCGTGGCTGGTGATGCTCTCGATGGTGGTGGTACATTCAACGCCAACCAATTTGCAAATGTCTCAATTACATTCGATCACGCAGATACATCTAGTGTGGCTAATACTTCGGTTGCTAATAATACAGCAATCACTAGCCTTGAATTCGATACATTCGGTCACGTTGTTGGTGTATCTACCGGTGTCATTGAAGCTGGTCTGACTGAAGCACAGGCCAATGCATTATTCGTTAATGTTACTGGTGATACGATTACGGGTGATCTTGTCATCGAAGGTGATCTCACGGTCAATACCTCTATCGTTGTTTCTGAAGATGTAACAGCGAACAATTTCATTAGCAGTGGATATATCGCACAACAATTCACTCGATTCGATAGTGCAGAAATAACCACGACGAACGTACTACCGGCAAATCTGTATATATGGAACGGGAATGATTATGGTGGGGCAGAGGTTTCCTGTGTAATTACAACAGGAATAAATAGACATGTGGTTAAAATGTTAATCACACATGATGGATCTACGGCAGTCGCCACACAGTATGGTTCTGTGTTTACGAATTCTGAATTAGGTACATTCGATGTGTTATATACAGGCGGATTTATCTTATTGAGGGTATCATCGGCAGGAGCTACGTCTACGACATATAGAGCATCGATCACTCTTATAGAATAACAATTTAACGCCTGACTGGGGAGAATGGAACCGAATGGCAAACAATAAATTCTTTCTTGCGAAGAACGGAATCGCTACAGCTGGTAGGGGCCTTTTTGGTACCCTCACCGATAATGGTACCGATTCGCTTCAAGTATCCGGTCCTAGTTTATTCTCTGGTCAAGCAGAAATCACCAACTCGATTGCGAACACATATTCGCTTTTAGTACGAAATACATCAAATTCCCATCCTGCCAATCTTGCTCAGTTCATTGGAGATTCAAACTCTCTCGATATCACCAACCCTTCTGCCGGTATCTATGATATTGGTAGTGGAAATAATGTAATACGATTCGGAATTACACAGGGATTAGATCTATTATATAATGGAAGTTCTCGTTTGTCAATCACTTCTACAGGAAATGATTTCACAGGCCTATCGAATACCACCATCGAAGGATTTAGGATTCTTACCACGGCAGATGAAGGATCTGGCAATGGTCTTGACGCGGACACAATCGATGGATTAGACTCCACACAGTTCCTACGATCGGATGAAGATGATACGATGGTGGGTAATCTTACCATCCAAGGCGATTTAACCGTCTCTGGTAATACCACATACGTCGATACAGAGACCATTCTCTTATCTGACAATATCATCACACTCAATGCCAATCACGTTGGTGTTCCAACACAAGACGCCGGTATAGAAATCAACCGTGGTACTAGTGCAAATACCTATTTCTTATGGAATGAGACGAATGATGAGTGGACATTAGATAGTAATACCACGATTGATTCTCTCAATCCAACATTTCAATTCAAGGGTGATGATGGCAATACCTATATCATCACTTATAACGAATCCGCAACTCGAATGGAATTGGGTGACGATACCAATACCAATCTATACCTGAATGCTGATGGTTCGGCCGTATTCAATTATGCTTTGAGTGCAAATTCATTCACATCTGTAACGACCATCTCGGCCGGATCTTCGATTACCGCCAATACCACTATCACTGCTGGTACTGATGTCATTGGTCAAAGATTTATTGATGCAGATAATGCTTCTTATTATGTAGACCCTGCAGCTACTTCTGTCGTCGGTAACGTAGGAATTGACTCCGATTTATTCCATAATGGGGATACGGATACACTGATTCGCTTCACCGATAATGATATCAGTCTGCAGACTGGTGGGGCAGAGAGGATTGGAGTTGCAGATACAAGAGTCGATGTCGCCGTCGATATGTATGTACCCAGAATAATCGATTCAAATAATAACAATTATATTGTCGATCCAGCTGGTGATTCTCAAATGAATACCATTGGTCTTGATGATTATATCATACATAATGGCGATGTCAATACCTATTTTGGATTTCAGAATCCAGACGATATTACATTTTATGCTGGTGGCGCAGAGAAGGTTCGTATACGACCATCTAGGGTAGATATTTCTGTTGACTTATATGCTCCAAGATTACTTGATTCAGATAACTCAACATATCTCGTAGATCCGGCTGGAACCTCTCAGTTCAATTCTGCAGATTTCGATGGTACAATTACTGGTGTTGATATCGACCTAACAGGAGATATCTCAGGTGTTAACGGCACATTCTCTGGTGATCTGGTAGGATTTAATTTAATTGCAAATAATGACATAACTGCTGGTAATGATATTACTGCAGATGGTGATTTGCTTGTCAAGGGCCAGATTAATTCTTGGGGTGACATTACTTCTAATACTGACATCTATGCTGTCAATAGAATGTATGCACCTCAATATCGTGATTTAGATAACTCTACATTCTACGGAGATTTTGCCTCTACATCACGAATGAATAATATATCTCTATTGGGTATTATTCAATTTGATTCTAATTCAAGCACTTACCTAGATTTTACTGGGCTGAATCAGTTTAGTATCTTTACAAACGGAACAGAAAATTTTCGAATTAATGATACCTATGCCCAGATCTTCCATCAAGTCAGGGCTCCTATTTACTACGATTCAAATGATTTAAACTATTATGGAGACTTTGCTTCTGTCTCTAATATGTCAGCTATCAATTTGAATCTTCGAATTCAGGCTTGGAATAATAGTGGCACGAATATCGATTTCGACGGCACTAATCAATTCCGAGTTATCACCGGCGGTACTCCGAGATTCCTTGTTAATGATAATAACGTTGATGCGATATTTAATATTCGATCACCAATATTTTATGACCTGGACAATACGGCGTATTATACCGATCCGGCTGGTGATTCTCAATTAAATACAGTCGACATCGATGACTATATCCGGCACCGTGGAGACCTTAACACCTATCTTGGTTTCAATGGATCTGCCCAGATTGTATTAAGAACAGATGGCGTCGATAGGGTATTAGTTACAAATACGATCGTCACATCAAACGTACCTATAGAAGCCTCGATATTCTATGATGAGAATGATAATAGCTACTATGGGGATTTTGCTGGGATATCTCGTGTCAATGATATCGCCTTGGTAGGTGAAATCATTCACGATGGTGATGCTGATACATACATTCATTTTCCTAATACAAATGAATATCAGGTCGTCGTAGGTGGCGCGAATGCAATCTCTGCAAACACCACCGTATTATCAACCGATCTTGATTTCTTAGGTAATAATATTACTCTGACCGGGGATATTAATGCTGTCAATGGTAATTTCTCTGGTGATGTTACAGCTGATGGGGCCATGTATGCGCCTCGTTATTATGATTCAGACGATAATAACTATTATGGTGATTTTGCGTCTACCTCAGTTCTGAATAAATTACATATCGGATCAACAGCCAATCTTACAGATGGCACCGACCCAGATATCTCTACGACCACGATATTTGCTACGACCAAGGTTGTCACACCAAGACTTGTATTTTTAAATGATGCGTCCGGTGATGATAACTATCTTACAGTTGATGATAATAATAATGCATATACTGTAGCTGGTCAAGCAATGGGAGCATGGTGGCAATTCTATGGCGATAAAATTGGTGCTGATACTACCAACTCTTCTGGATTAGTTGCATCTGGTGTTAGAACCTCATATCTTGAAGCCAAGAATGAGATCTGGGCTCCTATCTACTACGATCAGGCCAATCAAGATTATTATTGGAATCCCAATAGTGCAAATAGTCATGTCTTTGGCACGACCAACGGCACAGTAAATATTGGTGCCGAAGATCCCGACTACGCCCATTTCAGAACTGATAGGCCAGCATTTTATTTTGAAAATACTGTATATTTTGATGGAAATATTAGAGGCTTTGGTGGCACAGAGGCTGCATATTTCGATTTCTATTATGATTTAGGAGATACATCATTCTTCGTTGATCCTCAATCATCATCACGGATGAATCGAATTAATCTTGTTGATAAGATTCGATCTGCCAGTGATACTACCAACTGGATCAAGTTCCCTGGCACAGATGATTTTGAAATCGTCACAAATAGTGTCCGACGATTCTATGTTACCAATACCTATATTGAATCCTCTGTTGATTTCCGAGCTCCTCGATTTATCGATTACGATGACAATAATTATTATATTGATCTCACAGATACAACGACCTCGATGTTCGCTGGTGGTTCAATTCGACAAGGTATTATCACGAATGGTACCCGATGGTCGGATAACTCAGGCAATGGTGGTATTGCCCTTAATACACATGCATGGGATGGTGGAACCGGTAACTCAAATATAGCCGTCAGTGGTACTGCTGGTGGTCAGGCAATGGTGTCTCTAAATCGACTGAATAACACAGAGACAAACCCATGGGCATTCGGCGGTAAATATCTTGACTTCTTGCAAGATGGTTCCTCAATTGGTTCTATAGCAATCGAATCAGCAGGAGATAATTTATTCTTCTTATTGAATGGTTCGCCTTCAAATCCAACAGCAGAGAATGGCTTCCAGATTTGGACTGGTGATACGTTTATTCCTATTGCGAACTTTGCTCATGATGGCCAGATTTTCTTTGGTAATTATATTCCCGTTTATACCCAGAATGATAATACCCCTCTGGTCGGCTCTGTAAGTGCTAACAAATTCCATTTCGAAGGTGGAAGTCTTCAGCTGAATGGAGCCAATGACGCAATTGTATTTGGTGCTGGTACTGCAACATTCTTGAAGGATGAAGAATTGGCCTTCGGTTGGGGTGGTGGTATCTACATGACCGAGGGTACTACTCTTAGGATAAGAAATGGCAAAGACCTTTCTGGCATGGGTGGTGCAGCATACTTTACTCAATTCATTGATTATAATGATAATAATTACTACGTCAATCCAGCCGGTGATTCTGAATTAAACCAGATCTGGATTGATGATTATATTCGTCACCGCGGTGATCTCAATACTTATTTTGGTTTCTCTTCGGCAGACGTAATTACATTCCAGACAAATGGTGTTCAAAGAGCACTTATAGATGCAAACCGAGTAAGAGCAAGACGTAAGCTTGAAGTTTACGGTTCAGGCATAGAATTACAAAAAGATAGTAATGGTGGTGGTGTTGGTATCACATTTACTGACCAAAGCTCTGCTGAAACACCAGGGTTAAGTGGATTACAACAAGTTTCTATTAAAGCTTGGCATGCCGATAACTCATATACGGCAGGTGCTAATATGGCAATGGCGTTTGAATCGTCAGAGCCTACTACTCATTACGTATTTGGCACGAACGCAAATGCTGCCGGTGGTAATGTTATTCCAAGAGTTACCAATTCTGGTTCTTTAGGTTTATCTACCTATCGTTGGGGAACGGTATACGCTCAGACAGCTAATTTCTCAGGTGATGTCACAGGGGCGAACGCATATTTCAGTAGATATTATGACGCAGACAATAATAACTATTATGGTGACTTTGCCTCTAAATCGATAATGAACCAGATTGGTCTTGATGACTATATCGAGCACAATGGTGACACGAATACCTATATTCAATTTAATGCCGAGGATTCATGGCGAGTAGTAACCGGAGGTTCCGCAAGGCTTCTGGTCAATAATTCCTATGTTCGTGCAACGCCGGAATTCCGAACCCCCATCATGTACGACAATGATGATACGGCGTGGTATGTTGATCCGGCTGGAGATTCAAAATTAAATGAAATTTTATTGGATACTGGTGAGGTCAGGTTACGAAGACCTACCGGTAACTTTGGCTCATTCGAGGTTAATGGTGGTGCTGTAGGCTCCTACGAAGGCTTTTCAATTGGCGGCCGATCCGTCTTCATGCACAATAACGGCACGACTTCAGGTATCTACAATGATGTTAATAATCATTGGATGATATTAATGAGACACGGCGCAGTCGCCGATGCAGGTGTTGAATTAAGATGGAATAACGTCATTCAGGCTGAGGTCAATGATGGGTATTTCTTGGCTCCTGTTGAGGCCAGAGCTCCACAGTTCACAGACAGTGATAATACAAACTTCTACGTTAATCCAGCTAATGAATCTCGGCTCAACGAACTCAGAACCACCATAATTTATCCTGTATATAATGACGACACAACCATTAATATTTCTTATCCAACCGGTGATTATGGTTCGATACAAATTAACGGTGATGGTAAAGGTGATTGGCGCGGCTACTCTATTAATGGTGAATGGGTGTTCATGGCAAGGAGTTCGAGCAATCAGGCCGGTATATACAACGACGTTAATAATGAATGGGCGATTAGAGCTACGCGAAATAGCTACACAGAAATTTATTATAATGGTACGGTACAAGGTCGAGCTGATAACGGATATTTCCGTGCAAATAATCAGATGCGCGCTCCAGTTTATTATGATACATCTACGACTTCATATTACCTAAATCTGGGCCAGAGCAATACTCAGACGGGCTTGAATATTGGCAGTCGAATCAATCGACAAGGTTTCGCTACATCTGGTGATGGTGATGATAATAGACTACTTGTTGCTCAAGATTATTCACATTGGATTTGGAATACAGCTACCGACTGGGGTATTTTCTGGGCTGGAAACGATAATCCATATCTTTCATATTTTAGTACAACAAATCCAAATGAAATTGTCTTTATTGGTAATGGAAATCTAAGAGCTTCTATTGATCTCGACGACGGTAACGCATTCTTTGGTGGAGAAGTCTACGCCGATAATTTCAATATCACTGGGCCTGGTGGTAATATTTCGCTCAATCCTGCCTATGGCTCTGGTGGTGCTGATCTTGTATTATTTGATTTCACTCCATACTCTGAAGCAGAATTAGATAGTCCGATTCAAGGCAATGAAATTCTTACCGTTGCACAAAGTGAATATATCGAGGTAGCAGATGCACCGTTTGCAGGAAAGACCATACAAACTTCTGCATATCGAAGAATTTACTCTGATTACATTCCGGTTGTGCCAGGCGAGGATATCTATGGTGAGATTTCTGTTCGATATATTTCGGGCTCTGGTGGTCTACTTTACTATGGTGTCGAAAGATTCGATAAAGATAAGAATCCAATTGCCGGAAATACAGGTACAACATATTTCGTAGTATCAGCAAATAATTATACGAACACGTCTTGGACAACGTATCGTAATCATACGACACTCCCAACATCCCATACGCCATATAATGGTTCAGACGGTGGTGGTGTTCATTACGTACGTATTCGAATTCTGCTCAACTATAACTCTGGTGGTGCCCTCCGACAATTCGGTGGCATTATGCTCAAGCGCCGAAACGTCGAATCTAATTTATTGGTTGATGATATCCTAGCAGATGATATCACTGCAGATCAAATTAATGCAAATATCTACTACGACCGTGGTGATAATGATTACTATGGAGATTTTGCTTCTACATCACGAATGAATGTTGTTGATCTCAACACAATAAGAGCCAAGGATGATACGGCCTATTTCATCGACCCGAATGCTGATCATTCGATAAGAGTTTATGGTGAGATTTCTAATTCGAGTTATGCCAATGGAAATCTGCAGCCGGGTGCTTTAAATATAGGTCGCACCGATAGAAACTACGATTTCACAGCTGGTTCTTGGGCCAGTGATATTCGATCTGGTATTCATGCCAATTTCTCCGAAACTTGGGAGATGACACTTCATGATTCTGGCGATGAAGTTAATTCTGCGTTATTCTATGATGGTACCGATGATTTGATTCTCGGCCGTGATATTGGTTGGGGCAACATGCGTATTAGTGCTCCAGGCAATTTCTATGCAGATAGATTTACCGATATCAATAACAATAATTTCTATGCTGCTCCTGCCGATGAATCACTCTTCAGAAGACTTAGTGTAACAGATACCAGTGCCGCATTATTATCAATTCGTCGAGAAGGTTCTGCCCCGGGCAACAGTCGCGCTGCTTACTTTGCAAACGAATTTGCGAACCATTCATGGGGTCAGGTTGCAGAATTCCGTGTGGAAAATACCACAGGTGGAGATCGGGCAAATATTACCTTCAGTGCCGGAAACGCTAATAATAACTGGGGTATAGGCTCTTTTGACAACAATGATTTCGGAATTCGCGAATACCATGGCTTCAGATACAATCAATGGGGCCTCAATGCAATGCGCATTGCCCAGAATACAAGAACGGCCACCTTCTATGGTACTCAATTAATTGCCCGGAATTTATATGATTATGACGATACCAACTACTATGTAGATCCGGCATCTGGCTCCAATCTTGTAAATGTCACCATTGATGGCTCAAATATTAATAATGCTCAAGAATTATTTTGGAGAACAGTAGGTACCTATGTCTACGATCCAACGAATGGCACAAGGTGGTATTGGATAAAATTATTCACAATGGGTGGTTCGAGTAATGAGGTAATTCTCGAGTACTATGCAAAAGATGATGTGAATTATTCTGGTAATGCAGTAGGCCGAATTGTTGCAAGCTCTTGGAATAATAGTTCTGTATCTGTTGATCACCATTCAATGGGTGGGCCAGAAAATAGTGTTACACCACAGGTCAGAATAGACAATAACAGAGCAGTTTGGATACGTTTATATAGCAATACATGGGATTCATTCTTCAGATGGAGATATGTTTATGCTGCTGGAAGTGGTCTGACATTAGAAGGTCCTTCATATACTAGAATCGACGGAGGCACTGGATATACTACAAGTAATCCGCCACCCAATAGTTCAAATGATATTCTACAAGGACAGGAAATAAGAACCAACCAAGGCGCATCGGCGGGCCAGAATCCTTCTAATACCAGAAATTATGTTGGTAATTTGAGTACTCGGTCTGGGGGTGATGTCAGAGCTTCTATCTTTTACGATCTTGATGATACATTTTATCGACTCGATGCCAACGGGTTATCAAGATTCTCTCGACCACAGGTCTACAGTAGACAAGATATGATTGGTGGTGCACCACTCTATTTCTATACAAGCGCAGGCGCCTTACGTGGATATATTCGTGCAACTGAAACTAATGATAGCCACTTTGAATTTGCTACATCAGGTGGAGAGGACTTCATCTTCCGTGATGGTGGATTCGGGGGAACTTGGAATCTAATCATTCGTGGTAATGGTGATGTTCTAACAAACAGATATCATGACGCGCAAAGATTCCGCGATAGAAATAATACTGGTTATTATGTAGATCCAGCATCATTCTCTAACCTTAATACAGGCCTTCGTGCTACTGACATTTATGCTCGTGATTGGTTCCGCAATGATGATTCCGGCCAGGGTTTATATAACCAGGGTACAGGGCAGCATTGGTATTCTGATAATGATGATGGTTGGAACGTTGCTGGTGGATCGAGTGCAAACTGGATTCGTTTCCGTGATGAATATGCCGGCGTAATTCGTGGTTATGTATATGCAGATAACGGCAATAATATTGGCTTCTTGAATCAAGGCGGTGGATGGGCTCTTCGAACCAATAATAGTACCACTGAGATCTATGGTGAAATAAGTGCTAACCGCTTTAATGATAGAGACCATCCTGGTTATTATGTAAATCCCGGTAGTGTATCTCAGCTTAACTATGTTCTGGCTAATAACTGGTTCCGAGCTCAAGGTGGCACCGGTTTTTATTTTCAAAGCTATGGTGTGGGATTAAGGTCGCCTCACTCAGAAGGCAACCCATATGGAAACGTGGCCACATATTCTACTACCGGCCGGGGTGCGTGGAATGGATACGGACATCGTAATTCGTATACGATAATGAGCAATAATTATGGCTCATCATCTTGGTCTTACGGTCGTTATTGGGGTGTCTATAGATTAAATCCAAGTAGATGGCTTATGCTCTATGATAGGGCATCTGATCGTTTAAATCTATACGGTGGAATCAATCTTACCACTCCCTATGCATCTCGTTATTATGATGCAGATGATCCAGCATACTATGGAGATTTTGCTTCTACATCTGTTACGCGGACCATTGATAACCGTGGTGAAATCTATAACGATGGTTGGTTCCGTAATGATGTAAATGGTCGTGGTTTATATAATACTGCAAATGCAATGCATTGGTATGCTGATAATTCATCTCGTTGGAGATTATATTCTACATCATCTACTGCACAGATCTTATTCACCACTTCAGGTAATACTGCTCGCGGTTATGTTTATGCTGATACTGCTCCAAGTATTGGTTTCTTATCAAGCAGTGGAAACTGGACAATCCGATGCGTTGCTGATTCTTACATTTATATGTATCGATCATTATATGTTCCTATTATATACGATACCAGTGGTTCGACTTTCTGGAGGGTCGACGTTTCTAGTTTAATACGAACACCTCAGATTCGAACTGACACCATGTATTTTGCCAGAGATACCAGTCACGGTTATGCTGCAGCATCTGGTAGTGTTGCATCTTCCCTGCACAAAATTCGGTACATATCATTTAATAATGGATCATCCGCTTGGAATAGCTATAACTATCAAGGAATTTCATCTACTGATAGAAACGCAAACTGGGCAGATGCGATGTCTGTTAATTCATATAATGATGTCAGTATTAGGTGTGATTCTAATAATAATAACACGAATACCTATTTTAGAATCTATAATAATACAGTTTCAAATGGCGGAACGTATGCATTAAATTACCAGATGCTTGGTGGTAGTTATTTTGCTGACTTTGCTGGAGAGGTAAGAGGCAGTCGCTTTACCGATATTAATAATAGTAACTATTACTATGACCCTGCTAGTACAAGTAATGAGGCAGGAAGACAAAGAGGTGGTACATTATACGGACCTAACCCAACTTGGGGTCGCTATCTTGCTGTAGGTACAAATGGTCATTGGTCCTCTTCGTATGCATCCGTTGCAACAACTAATGGTAATCTCCACCTTGATTCTCAAGGTGGCCGTAATATGTACCTTCAATGGTATGTGGGTGGAACTGTATATAATAATAATTCTTTCCAAACTCAAATTATGTATGATAGAAATAGCACATTCTATCGATGGGATGGTCATGATACGAATATAGGGGTCCGGGTTTATAAACATCGCGCATACGTATATGACAGTATTATTGCTGGTGGAAATTCTGGCATAGCTCGATCTTCGTATCCGTATGGGTTTGGTTTCCAAGAATCCGGCGGATGGAGTTTCCCATATCCAGATATGGTATTCCAATATCATACCGGTATGAAATTCTCTGCGAACCCAAGCTATGAAGGTATGCGATTCTATAATGACTATAATAGTGGTGCTTTAAGATTCCAGATTAATGGCGGAAGTGGTTATTCGTACAAATATACATGGTTATATACAAACAGGACCTCTGGTTATTACACTAACCGGAGTTCGCAAGAGGGACGTGATTGGCACATAGAACCTGGTCGTGATGCACTCACCGCTTATGGTTCTATGAATGTGAGAGGTAATGGTCGCGGTTGGTATGGTATTAGCTGGCATCAAACCACCGGCCGAGCTCATATCATGTTCCAGAATGGTGGTGGTGGTGCTGGTGGACTTTATTGGCAATCATTTGGATGGTCTCAGTATTGGAGATGGGACAATTTTTGCCAGGGTATAGGCACTTCTGCTACCTCATCGTCTTATACAATGTATGTAAATGGTGCAATTTATGCTACAAGTAATATTGTTGCTTATTCTGATCGCCGAAAGAAAGAGAACATCATCACGATTGATGGTGCATTAGAAAAGGTTCTAAAATTACGTGGTGTATACTATACATTAAAGAACCCCGAAAAGGTAGCCGAAAAACAAAAGATTACATTAGAAGAGGCTTCAGCCAGACGATCAGGTGTAATTGCACAAGAGGTTATGGAGGTATTGCCTGAGGTTGTTACTTATGCTGAAGATCGTGATGAATATGGTGTTGATTATGGCAAGATGGCCGGCCTCTTTATTGAGGCTATAAAAGATCAACAAAATATCATAAATAATCAACAGAGTCAGATTGAAGAACTCAAAGAAATGGTGAATAGATTAATGGAGAAAATATAATGGCTTTTATTAGATCATATGAAATTGGCTCAACTGGAATGATTGTACCGGAGGCTTATTACGTCGTGTCTCATGTCGACATAGACAAAAGAATTAAGAATATCTTGCCTCCCGTAGATCCTTCTACAGATACTGGTTATACATCCAATATTGATCCTACCGATGAAGCTCAAATGATTGAAAATATGGGCCCTCCTGTTTACTGGAAAAAGGGGTATGTAGGTACAATCGCAATCGAGGTCTGGGCTTCAAAGGCTGCCAGAGAAGATGAAGATAAAGAACCAATTGGATTCATTGGAGATAGTCCAGTAAAGGGCCCGTCTATAGATGCACAAGTAGATGAAATGAGACCTGAAACCCTTGGTACCGATGGAATGGACCATTGGATTAAATTTTTTGTTGATGTCGAATCTGGCGAAAATTATCTTACCCAGGCTTATAGACATCTCAGACAGACATCCTATTTTGCAAATGCAATAGAGGATTAATAAATAATAGAAATAAACACGGAGATATTTTATGTCCTTAACAATGTCGTATAAGGTCACGGGTCTTAAAGTCCGCGATCAAGTAAACACAGAAGGTGCTTCGCTTTCAGATGCTGTAATCCAAACATACTGGGAAGCAACTGGCACTGATGAAAATGGTAACACAGGGAAATTTCCCGGCGCTACTCCCTTCACAGCAGAAAAAGTCCCAGCTGGTGAGTTCACTGCATTTAGTGATCTAACAGAAGAGACTGTATTAGGTTGGATTACTGCCTATATCGATTCAATGCCTGGTTATATGGATGATATACAAAATCGAATCATCAAAGGTATTGAAGATGAACTGAAGGTAGTTCAAGAAAAGCCATTACCTTGGGACCCAGATGCACCTCTCTTGGGCCAGCCAGTGATGGACGATGAGGATATCGAAGCCGTTGTCGATCCAGCAGACACTGATGATGCTCCCTAATGAATTATTCTTGGGTTATAGATAGCCTGGAAACCAGTGGAGAACTTAATTTTGAAGGGTATATGTTTCAAAATTCTGTTCGGGCTGTTCTTTGGAAAAGGGTATTGACTGGACCGGATGGTAGATCCGAGTCTTTTTCTGGTCGTTCATCTTTTTCTGCTATCGATAGACCCAAGAGTGATTTCATTTTATATGGTAATCTCTATGAGGACCAAATAGTTGGTTGGATAGAGAATGATGTTTTGCCTGAAGAGGTGAAAGAAATAGATCGAAAGCTTCTTGTGAAATACAACAAGGTACCGAGAGAAACAAAAAAGCTTCCTTGGTAGTCCTATATAGTATTGTGCTTTTTATTATGGAGAGTGTATGCACGAAATACAGTATGGTGGCCTGGCGTCCTGGGCCGTAAAACGAGGAGGTAGTCTACACCCAATCTTTTTGCCCCCAGAAGAGACTGCCGAGACGGGCCAAATGAACCCGTCTATCCTTATCCACAAAGGAAAAATTCTTTTTAATATCCGACAGGTGAATTACGCTCTCTATCACAGCGAAGGGAAGCGTTTTCCTCACCTATGGGGCCCCCTGCAATATATCCATCCAGAAAATGATATTAGTCTGAAGACTGATAATTATATCTGCGACCTCAACGATGACCTAGAGGTAGAGTCTTTTTGTAAGGTCAATATGAAATTTGATACCGGGGCTCCGACCTGGAATTTTATTGGCCTTGAAGATGGAAGGCTCATAGAGTGGGATGGCAGATTATTCTTATGTGGTGTTCGTAGGGATTGCTATGACGATAAGGGCACCGGTCGTATGGAGATGGCCGAGATCGAATATCGTGATGGTGAATGGCAAGAGGTATCTCGTAATCCAATTCGTGCACCCAGTGATACAACATCTCTGCTGGGCTATTGCGAAAAGAATTGGATGCCAGTTCTTGATATGCCATGGCATTTTATTAAATGGACCAATCCAACTGAATTGGTATATTACGATATTAGTACCACAAAATCTTATACGACAAAATTGGATGAAGGAAAGCGTTATCGATTCCCTCGTGATATCAGGGGAGGTACACAAGTCATTCGGTTAGATGAAAACCACAGAATGGCGATAACCCATGAGGTAGAATTAAATAAGGATGCCCATGTCAGAAAAGATGGTCTGTACCTACACCGTGTGATCATTTGGGATAACGACTGGAATATAGTCAAAGCCTCGGATGGTTTTAGTTTTATGGGGATGAATCATTTCGAAGACGACGGCTGTGATTACGGAATCGAATTTGCGGTCGGAGTCCAGATCCATAATGGCAGTATTTTGATTTCCTATGGATTGGCAGATGCGGCCACCTATCTTTTGAAAATGCCTTTGGTAGATTTTCTTGAATTTGTTGACAGGACGCAAATAGTATGTTAAGATTGACACAATTATTAAATGAGCACCTTAAAGATGTTCACGATTCAGGGTTACTCTATGAGGTAGGTAGGGAATATGATCGATTGGGTCAGTGTTCTGCAGCGATTCCCTTTTATTTAAGAGCCTGCGATAAAGAATGGGAAGATACCCTATTACAATATGCCTGCCTTTTGCGGATGGTTATTATGTACCATCGATTGGGTCGAAGAGATGCTACGGTAGAAGGGATTCTTCAAAATGCTGTGACATTGAGGCCAGATCGACCAGAGGCCTGGTATTGGTATGCAAAGACAAGTAAAGAAAAAGGTAAGTGGAAACAGACTCTAATGTATGCTTCTGTTGGTCTTCAGTGTGAAGAACCCGAGGAAGATATCGATGTGGATTATCCAGGCCATTTTGGGTTGTCTTTCTATGAGTGTATTGCTGATTGGTATGTTCGTGGTATTCAAGAATCCAAAGAAAAGACCTTTGCTCTCAAATATTGGTTCATTGGTCCGGTCAATCCTACGTATGAAAAAGAAGTTGACATGCTCCTCGGTGTACACAAATATCCTAAGAAAATAATGTATAATGGAGAGCTGAGTGGTCTGTGGAAATATGGATTCCCCGGCCTAGAATCTATCACAAAAAATTATTCTCCTCGATTGCAAGACATGATTGTTCTTACCATGTTGAACGGTAAAAGAGAAGGAACATTTTTGGAGTTGGGTACAAGGTTCGCAGATCGTAGTAATAATACGTATCTATTGGAAAAAGAGTTTGGGTGGAAGGGGTTGACAATCGAACCGGATCACCGAGTCGCGACAGAATATAAAAAGAAAAGATCTAATTATTACATATGCAAAGACCCCTTGTCAATAGATTTTGAGGATTTATTAGAAACACACAGTCTAGGCGATATCGATTATTTACAGATAAATTCAAAATATAAATCCTATCAAATTGTGATGGACAAGATACCATGGGATTTACACCGATTCAAGATAGTCTCTTTTCATATACCAGATATGAATGAGACAGATAACACTTTGTATAAAAATAAGATGAGACAGAAAGGGTATACAATGCTAGCAGGAAATATATTCTATGCTCCAGATAATGATATACATTATCATGAGGACATTTGGGTTCATTTGCCTTCAATGGATGCTGACCTCTTCAATCAAATAAAACAAAATGAAAGCGATTTTATAGTGGATAACTGGTTCGATCATGTCTATAACTGAAAAGCCTTGGGGCCACTATAAAATTCTCTATGAACAGTCACCTCAGTTTAAGGTAAAAGAGCTCGTTGTTTGGCCCAGACAATCTCTGAGCCTCCAAAGACATCGCAGTAGAAGTGAGCAATGGACTGTTGTTATGGGTTCACCAAAAGTTTTACTTGGCTCAAATCGAGATTTGCTTAAAACCATACAATTAGAAAGACATGATATGATTGATATTCCGGTAGGGCATTGGCATCAACTTCGTAACGATACAAATTACGTAGTAAAAATTTTAGAAATTCAATATGGTGAAAATTGTGACGAACACGACATCGAAAGAATAAATATAGAAAAACCATAGAGGAATAATTCAATGGCTCTAGTAATGGGCGCGACCACAGTCATTACTGATACAGATGTTGCACAGAATATGACATACACAAACGTGCAGCCAGCGGTAACATCCGACACAGCTGTAACCGGTACAAAAAACATAGACATGGCCGGAGCGGCAATGGAATATTGGCAAATGACTGGCGCATGTACTTTCACTCCAACTGGCGGTTCCGAAGCACTCGGTAGAACAAAGGTCATTTTACTTGATACAAACACTACTGGGTTTGCACCAACATTTTCTGGCATAGAATACCCAGAAGGTGGTGGTGCTCCTAGTTGGTCTAGTTATCGTTATTGGCAGGTATATCTTATTTCGTGGAGTGCTACGACTACAAGACTCACAGCAGTAGGGTTTTCTACCTAAATGTCTTTGCCTCATACATACAATCCAGTATTTACTGCTTCGACTACTAGTCCACCAGCAGGGGGTGCTGATCAGGTGACGATTCCTTATGCTGGATGTTCTGTTTCATCAACATTTAATTCCACTGAAGCAGATATAATATTTTCAAATAATGGTACATTATCATTTACTGGTTTATCGTTTGATGAACTTTTTCCTTGGAGCAGTGCAGCGAGCTTAACTAGCATCGATAGTGCTGGTTGGTGGGAATCTAAAAGTGGTACTCTTACAGCTTCCGATTATGATATACGATTTAGTTGGAGTCCAGGCTCTTTCCAAACTGTGGTCACCAGCCCGGTAATGGTGCAAAATACTTGGTATACCCTCGGCACTAGTCGCACTGTCACATTTGGGCATAGTGAAGCGACTGCAAATCAAAGAGTTAATAGTGGTACTTTATCTGTCGACATTAGATTAAACTCTACGAGTAATGTTATTTGCTCTAAAAGTCTTACTATCGTAACTAGAATTAACGAACCGTAATAGAGAATTTTATGGCTACTATCATACCATTAACTTTTGATGATCAACCAATTCTTACAGCTCAAGGCAGTTATACTAGCCTTAATGGTGGAGATGTAGCAAGGTATATTTTTATTAATGGTTTAGCAACTGAAAGCTGTGGCTTTTCCATAGCAGGCGGTTCTAATACAACAAATAAACCCACTGGCATAACGACTTACCCGAGTGGTGGTGATTACGAAGCAATCTCTGGATCTTGGAGATGGGAAACAGATGATTTAGATGTAGTACAATCACAATGGGCATTATTTCCATACGACGATGGTTCCGCTTGGACAGATGTATATTGTTATGCTGAAGAAATTCAAGCTCCTAGATCTGATCCTCTTTTTGCTGGCAGCCAACAAAATCTCTCTTGGCTCGGCAGCAGTTCTTCTTTTGATACTTGGCTTTCACTATCAAGTGATCAACAATATACCTGGGTTTTTCAAGCAACTGGCAATCAAAATGGTGGCAATGGCAGTCCATTACATTGGTATGCTCAATTTGATATGTGGATTTATAGTGATCTTTTAGGAAGCGGCGCTCCAACAAATCCACCAGCATCACAGGGTCAGGTCACCAATTTGGGTAGAGTAGAATTAATTATTTTAAATAGTACTCCTTAAGGTATATAATATGCTAACACAAGAAGAACACCGCATTCAAACAGAAAGATTGAAGCAGCTATATATTAATTTGCAATCCGTACTAGATTCTAATGGTGGTGATACTACAGATCCGGAGTTTCTAGCAGTAAGATCGGTGATTTATAATGTTCAAAATGCCTTAAAAGAACATCAAAATGAAAAGAAAATTGCTGCTCAAGAAGCAGCCGATGCAGTTGCAAGCCGTATAGAAGAAATTAATGCTCTTCTTGCCAACACAGAAATCAACAATTCCTAGTTATAAATAGACTAAAGAAAATAGATTCGAGAGTTTCAAATGGCTCAGCCTACCACCCGAGAAGAATTCAAAGAATATATCCTACGTAAAATCGGTGCTCCTGTAATTGAAATTAATGTTGCAGAGGAACAGGTGGAAGATCGAGTAGATGAGGCAGTATCTTTCTGGCGAGACTATCACTATAGTGGTAGCCAAATGATATATCTCAAGCATCAACTTACTCAAGATAATATCGATAACGGATATATTGATTTACCTAGCACCATCCTAGGTATTTCAGGTATCTTTAATCTACAGACCAGTACTGCCACAGGCGCTGGTATGTTTAATGTTAATTATCAATTTGTATTGAACAACCTTGAAGACATCACTGGATATGAGGTCCAGAATTATTATCAATCAATGCAACACCTTGAGATGCTTCAAGAAATTTTGGTAGGCCAACAACACATTCGCTATAACAGACACGTCAATAAACTTTGGCTAGATGTCGATGCTGCCAACCTTGTTGTGGGTAACTATGTTATTGTAGAGGCATATGATGTTATCGATTCCTCAGTTTATCCAGACGTATGGGGTGATCGTTGGCTTCAAAATTATGCAGCTGTTCTGGTTCGCGAACAGTGGGGTCTCAATCTCACAAAATTCACAAATATGCAATTGGTAGGAGGAGTCGGGTTCAACGGAGAGGCTATCTTGGCTGAGGCCAGAGAAGAAAGGCAGAGAATGGAAGAAGAAGTCATTCAGAATCTGCAACCGCTCACCTATAATTTCATAGGATAACCCATGCCTACAAATCCGTATTTTCGCAATTACGACAACTTTAATGAGCAAAATCTCATTGATGATCTCGTGATTGAATCGATCAAGATGTATGGTATTGATATCATCTACATCACAAGATCCTATCAGGCAATCGATACCGTACTCAATGAAGATGATTTGAGCATCTTCGATCAGACGTTTGAATTCGAAGTATATGTCAAGACGATGGATGGTTTCGAAGGCGAAGGCGATTTCCTAAGTAAATTTGGTCTTCAAATCAATGATACAGCCACATTCACTGTAGCTAATCGTTCTTTTGAGCGATACGTTACCAAAGAGAACTATCTGAAGACAATGCCAAGGGAAGGCGATATTATCTACTTCCCATTAAATGATCAGATGTTCGAAATTAAATTTGTCGAAGATGAATCGGTATTCTATCAGATGGGATCGTTACAGGTCTATGATATGCAATGTGAATTGATGACATATTCAAATGAAAGATTCCAGACTGGTCGCGATAACATCGACAAATACTTTAGGCATATCGATACCACATTCGAAGGTACAGCAAATACTCAAACTCTTGAGACCTTGGCAGTTCAATCTCAAGGAGCTCGTAACCTGGTATTCGAACAAGATGCTGATAATATCTTAGATTTCACAGAGACAGATCCTTTTAGTGAAGATATTACAATTCAGGATTTGGACCCATAAACCATGGCCATAGCTAATTATTTCTACAATCAGACGACCCGTAAATATGTAGCACTTTTTGGCACATATTTCAATCAGCTGCAAATTGTTCGTGTCGATAATGCAGGAAATATAATTCAGCGAATGATTGTGCCCATATCTTATGCTCCATGGCAAAAGGTATTGGCCCTGGCCACACAAAAAGATGTTAGTCCCACCACGCAAATGACACTGCCTAGAATGTCGTTTGAGATTACTGGCTATTCGTTTGATCCTTCAAGGAAAATTTCTCCCACACGAAAGATTCGAAAGACAGTCGGAGATTCGGATACTGGAGCTAGAAATTTTCATTACTCTGGTGCTCCTTACGATATAAGTTTCTCTTTGTATATCATGACAAAATACAATGAAGATGCTGTACAGTTAGTAGAACAGATCGTTCCTTTCTTCAATCCAGATCTGACACAGACTGCTAGAATAGTGCCTGGTTTAGATCCATTGGATATACCATTGATTTTAAATGATATTTCTAGTGAAGAGATTTACGAAGGGGCTTTCACAGAATCTAGGTCTATCTTGTGGACACTTAACTTTACAATGAAGGCCTGGTACTTTGGTCCTGAGCGTGAGAAGAAGGTCATTAAATTCGTTGAGGCTAATCTTGCCACAGATGTACGATCTGATGTTGACTTTGAAGAAAAACAAACACTGCAACCGGGTCTTACTGCCAATAATCAACCGACCACTGTGGTAGGAGATTCGGTTCCGTACCTAGATGTCAACTTTGATGATCCTTATGGATTTGCACAAGCAATAGAGAATTTCCCCGACCCATAACCGAGACTTTATATTATGATGAATCGACGACCTGCTTTAAACCAACAAATGAGTACTAAGGGCCTTACATATGAAATGGCCTCTGTATTCTATCACGAATTTTTTAGAAATCAAGATTATACGTGGTTTCATCGAGTAAAGCCTGGTGATGTTTGTGTTGATGTGGGGGCATGCTGTGGGATGTTCACTGCTCATGCATTAGATGAAGGGGCATCAAAGGTCTATATGGTCGAAGGCAGCAGAGAATTGCTCAAGGTCGCGATGGAAAATGTTTCCGAATATATGATGAATGAACCCGTGCCCAAGGTGTATCCGGTAAATGCGCTGCTTGGAGATTGTAATCCAACTGGCGTATACGAGACACCAACAGACGACCTAGGTGTTGATGCAATAGATAGAATGTCATTAATGGAGCTGGTGGATCTTTACGATATTCAATACATTGACTATTTGAAGATGGACATTGAAGGTAATGAATTTGATACCCTCACTGCAGAGAATTTGGATTTTTTCAAGAGAAAGGTAGGCCATTTTGCAGGTGAGATACACACACAGGCATTTGATGGGGCCCAAGATAAGTTCCTAGAATTTCGTGATACATTTTTAAAACCTTTGATGGATAATCCAGCAATAAAGATCAATGCTCAGATCCATGGCAACAATAAAACAAAATGGTTAAATAGTATACTATGGGATGATGATGCAATCAAGGCGTTGACTCCCGACCAAAGTTATTTCATGTTATACATCACAAACGAATGGTAATATAATGAGTAAAGATATCATCGCGGAAAATCTAGGCCTAAGGCCATTATCTGAGATCGAAGAATCTACAGAGCAAGAGACACTCCCCGCGGTGCAACAAGATCTGTTTCCTGCCGAGCTTGAAGAAAACGCCAAAGAAAATATTCAAGATATAGAACTTGCCAGACAGAATGTTCGAAATATTATTGATCTGGGTGATGACGCTGTGCGTGAAATGGTAGAGATTGCCAAGCAATCCGAATCGCCCAGGGCTTTCGAGGTGGTATCTACCTTGATGAAGACACTGCTAGACGCAAACAAAGAATACGTCGAAATCTCTGGTAAGAAGAAATACGCGAAGGAAGAGACAGGAGAAAAACCAGCCACACAGGTCACCAATAATAATCTTATCGTCTCGACAGCAGATCTATTGAAGATGCTCAAGGGCGACGATGATGGATAGAGGCTATCTAGGTAATTTAAATTTAAAGCGAATTGGAGAAGAAATCGAGTGGTCACCCGACATACTTCAAGAATACGTCAAATGTGCTAAAGATCCCTGCTATTTTTCAGAGAATTATATCAAAATTGTTCACGTTGATAAAGGCCTAATCAATCTTGACCTATATAGTTATCAGCGAGAGATCATCGAAAAAATCACCAACAATCGTAGGGTTGCTGTACTCACTGCCCGACAGGCTGGTAAGACTACCACCGCAGTAGCTGTCATCCTTCATTATATCCTCTTCAATGAATATAAGACGGTTGCCATTCTTGCAAACAAAGGCGACGCAGCTAGAGAGGTATTAGGAAGAGTGCAATTGGCTTATGAGGCACTTCCTAAATGGATGCAACAAGGTGTTGAAGAGTGGAACAAAGGTAATATCACCCTAGAGAATGGCTGTAAGATATACGCTGGTACTACGACTTCCTCGGCCATTCGAGGTAAATCTATCTCTCTACTATACCTCGATGAGGTCGCGTTTATCGAAGGCTTTGATGAATTCTTTGCATCGGTCTATCCCACGATCTCGTCTGGTGAGACCACAAAGCTCCTTATGACCTCTACCCCCAACGGATTAAATCACTTCTGGAAAACATGTAAAGGGGCGGAAGAGGGTACCAACGGATACGAATTCGTCAAGGTCATGTGGAATGATGTGCCAGGCCGAGATGAAAATTGGAAACAAGAGACCTTGGCAGCGCTGGATTATGATGAACAAAAGTTTCGCCAAGAGTATTGTGGGGAGTTCTTAGGGAGCTCAGGTACCCTTATTGATGGATCGAAACTGAAGAATCTGGCACCTTCTAGGCCAATAGCGGAATCCGAAAACCTATATCAATATGAAAGGCCTAATCCAAATAGCGTTTATTCCATGACTGTAGATGTTTCAAGGGGTAAGGGATTGGATTATTCGACATTTACAATTATTGATATCACAGCAATGCCTTATAAGCAGGTATGTACGTATCGTGATAATTTTATCACGCCGGTTGATTTCTCGTCAGTTATATATAGGATAGGCAATTTATACAATCAGGCAGCAGTGCTGGTTGAAATCAATGACATAGGTGAGCAGATATCTGATATTCTTTTGATGGAATACGGTTACGAGAATCTTCTGTTTACTGAGAACGCCGGAAGAAACGGCAAGAGAATTTCCTCTGGTTTTGGTAAAAGATCAGATGGAGGCATCAGAACAACAAAGACAGTGAAATCTGTTGGTTGTTCAATTTTAAAAATGCTGGTCGAACAAGACCAATTATTAATACAGGATTATAATACCATACAAGAATTATCGAGATTCTCAAAAAGAGGGGCCTCATATGAGGCGGAATCTGGATATCATGATGATTTGGTTATGAATTTAGTCATCTTTGCCTGGTTAACCGATCAGGCTTTCTTTAAAGATATGACTGACATCAATACGATGTTAGAACTACGGAAGAAAACGGAAGAACAAATTGAGGAAGAACTTTTGCCATTTGGCTTTATTGATGAAGGTGGATACGAGGATCAAAACGGCTGGGCTATAGCTGTCGATGATAGTGATAGCTGGATACATTAATAAAATTCAGTTTTTATAAATAACTTGATAGGTAAACCTGATTTAAAGCTTTAAATAGATAATAAAATAAAGGAGAAAAATATGGCTTTTTCCGTAAGTCCTTCCGTAATTGTTCGCGAAGTCGACGCATCGGCAGCAGTTCCAGCCATTGCAACCGCGCCTGCAGCTATTGCAGGTGATTTCAACTGGGGTCCAACCAATGAGGCTATTCTAATTACGTCCGAAAGTAATTTGGTGGCTCGGTTTGGTAAGCCAGATGATTCTAACTTCGAAACTTTCTTTGCCGCAGCAGATTATTTGTCTTACGCGAATGCGTTATATGTTTCTCGTGCTAGTCGTGGGGGAACTGAGGCAATCTCATCTGCTGATATACCCGATCCGGCTAATAACGAATTAACCATTTCTGTAGATGCTGGCTTCTCTGCAAAATATGAAGGTGCACTTGGTAATAATATCCAAGTAGCATATGTTAAGGGTGGTTCCTTCTCGGCTTCTGTGTTAGATGCTGGGGATATCCCTAATTCATATGAGGCTACGCCTGGTGATTCAAATACATTAACTAGCCAGAGTATCGATTATCTCACATCAGATTTTGATTTCAGGGTTGTTCCTGCTAACAGAATCACAGAAACAATTGAGGTAGGTGATGTTCTTCGAATCGGTAACGATTCTGCTGGTTATCAAGATTTTGTGGTTTCAAGTTTCGCTGAAGGTGAGGTATTGAACCAAGCAAATAACCAAATCACTGATTATTACACTTACCAGATCGATGTGACTGGTAAATATACTCTCGGTGAATTGGCGTATGGTTCGGTCAAGATTGAGAAGAAATTCAAGTATCATGCTCTTTTCAATAATGAGCCTTCATCAGCAGAACACATGCACGTAGTTGTTGTAGATGAAGATGGTGGAATCAGTGGTACAGCTGGATATATCTTAGAGACGTATAGTGATCTTTCAGAAGATTCTTCTGCTTCTCTGAGCGATGGCAGAACAAATTACTACCAAGACGTAATCAATAATGGTTCTGCTTGGATTAAAACTGCTAATACGATTCATCTTGAAGCTACCGAATATTCCTATGAAACTCTTGCTGGAGGTTCTGACGGTGGGACAGCAACATTAGGTCAGACTGCCATGGCATGGGACGTATTCAAGAACACTAATGAGATTGATATTTCATTCGCGATCGTTGGTAAATCAGACGATGCTGCTACGATTCCTAATTATGTGATCAGTAACATTGCAGACTACCGTAAAGATGTTGTTGCTTTCGTTTCGCCTTCCAAAGAGGCAGTTGTAGATACTCTTGTAACCGAAACTAAGATGACTAATATTGTCGCCTTCAGAAATAAGTTACAGAATTCTTCTTACTGGTTCCTAGATTCTGGATACAAATATCGATACGACAAGTACAATGATACCTATCGTTGGGTACCACTGAATGGTGATACTGCTGGTCTTGCTGCTAGGGTTGAACCCTATGAGTCTCCGGCTGGATTCCGAAAAGGTGTAATCAAGAATGTTGTTAAGCTTGCTTTCAATCCGAATAAGCCACAACGTGATGTATTATACAGTTCAGATATCAACCCTGTAATGTCTCAGGTAGGTCAAGGTATCATTCTGTTTGGCGATAAGACAGGACTCGGTCTTCCTAGTGCCTTCGATCGTCTTAACGTACGAAGATTGTTCATTGCTGTAGAAAAGGCAATTGCAAATGCAGCACAATCGTTCTTGTTCGAACTGAATGATGAGTTCACTCAAACACAATTCAAGAATATCGTCGATCCTTTCCTTCGTGAAATACAAGGTCGCCGTGGTATTACGGACTTCCGTGTGGTATCTGATGGTACTGTTAATACGGCAGAGGTAATCGATGCGAATCAATTCCGAGCAAATATCTTCATTAAGCCTGCACGATCAATCAATGTCATCGAATTGACATTTGTTGCGACGAGGACTGGAATTGAATTTGACGAAATTGTTGGCTCACTTTCATAAATAGAAATAACAATAGGAGAACGAGAACATGAGTTTCAATATCAACGAGTTTAAATCACAGCTTGTAGGCGGTGGTGCTCGTCCAACTCTTTTCCAAGTTCAGATTTTGAATCCTGTGTTGCCAAATGCAGATTTCAAGGTACCTTTCATGGTTAAAACGGCCCAGTTACCTGGGTCGACCCTTGGAACAATTGAAGTTCCATATTACGGACGTAATGTTCGATATGCAGGTGATAGAACCTTCGAAGATTGGACTGTCACCGTAATTAATGATGAAGATTTCGCAGTTCGCAATTCATTAGAGGCATGGTCTAATGCTATCAACACACATGATAGCAATCTCCGTGCACTCCCACAGGATTATAAGTCTAACGGAATCATTACACAATTTAGTAAGGACGGATCACCACTCCGAACTTACGTATTTGAGGGAATGTACCCACTCACAATCGATGCAATCGAACTGGGTTGGGATCAGGTAGACACCATCGAAGAATTCGGTGTTACCTTCCAATTTGATTTTTGGAGAGTTGAAGGCGCTACTGGCATTTCCACCACTTAATAAAATAAGGGGTGTTATAACATGAAGTTATTTGGTTTCTCAATAACTAGGGCTTCCGATCAAGAAACCGGGGGAAATACTCCGGTTTCTTTCGTCGAGCCACAAAATGATGATGGAGCAATAACAGTCGGGGGCTCCCTCGGCGGTTTCTATACATCAATGCTTGATATGGAAGGTTCGGCTAAGACCGAATCTGAACTTATCACGCGATATCGTAACCTGGCAATGCAGCCAGAAATCACACAAGCTATCGACGAGATTGTCAATGAGGCAATTAATATCGATACGAATGACCAGGTAGTCGAAATCGTACTCGATGATGCAGAAATACCTGATAAAATTCAAGATAAAATTCGCGATGAATTCGGCACTATATTATCCTTATTGGATTTCACAAATGCTGGATACGAGATATTTTCAAAATTCTATGTAGATGGTCGTCTCAACTATCACGTAATGATAGACGAGAATGATATCAAAAAAGGCATCACCGAACTCAGATATGTAGACCCACGAAAGCTCAAACTAATTCGTGAGATGGCCAAAAGTAAGGCCGGTACTGGTGAGGCATCAATACCCACGAAACAAGTTAAAAATGAATTCTACATTTATTCGGACTCTGGTTTTGGTGGATCGGGCTCTGGTGGTGCTGGTGGCCCTCAACAGGGTATCAAGATTGCCAAAGATTCAATCGCTCGTGTAACGTCTGGTATCGTCACCGAAGATAATTCTATGGTGTTATCACATCTTCATCCGACAATGAAGCCTCTTAATCAGCTTCGTATGTTGGAAGATGCTACGGTAATCTATACACTGACACGAGCTCCAGAACGTCGAATCTTCTATATCGATGTAGGTAACCTGCCTAAGAACAAGGCAGAGCAATATCTACGGGATATGATGACTCGCCATAAGAATAAACTTCAATATAACTCATCCACGGGTGAAATCACTGATGGTCGTAAGATGATGACCATGACGGAAGATTTCTGGTTCCCACGTAGGGGCGGGGAAAGAACGACAGAGGTAGATACACTTGCAGGTGGATCTGCCCAGGCATTGAGTACTGATGAGAACCTTCAATATTTCCAAAGGAAACTCTTTAAGGCTCTTCGCGTACCACTGTCAAGACTTGAACCAGAAGCAATGTATTCTTTCGGTCGTGTTTCAGAGATCACCAGAGATGAATTAAAATTTGGTAAATTCATTCGAAGAGTTCGTGCACGATTTGCAAATATCTTCATACAATTGCTAGAGAAGCAACTTGTTCTGAAGGGTATTATGAACCCAGACGACTTTGCCCAGATCAAGAATGATATTCGCTTTGATTTCATAAAAGAGAATTATTTTGAGGAATTAAAGCAGGCAGAGATTCTCCGTGAAAGATTAGAGACCTTGACCACTATTGAAGAATATAAGGGTCAGTATTACTCTAAGATCTGGATTCAGAAGAACGTTCTTCAGATGTCAGAAGAAGATATCGAAACTATTACTCAGGAAATCGAAAATGAAAAGGCTTCCGGTGATGGTGAGGATGAATTCGGCGATATGGAGATGGATCTCGACCCACGTGACATCAAAAAGACGGCTAATACCTCAAATAAAGATACCGCTCTCATTGTAGATTCTAAGGAGAAATTAGAAGAAAGTCAACTAAAGCTTATTGACAGTATGACGAAATTTATTGAATCGGAGTAATATAGTATGAACGTAAATGAGATTGTTAATAACGGTTTCCTCGTCAGTATATTCAAGAAGTTTCGAAAAGAGCTCAACGAAAACGTAGATGATATCTATCGTAAGGTTGGCCAACTTGATTCTAATACCGTAGTACGAGGACCCCAAGGCCCGAAAGGTGAACAAGGTGACCCAGGCACTC